GATAGAGACGAAGTATATAACGATTGGATTCAAAATCATGACGATTTGTCACATGACGAAATATCTGATTATATAGATAAAATTAAATTCTTATATGAAGAAAGTGATGATAAAGATTTTAAATTCTTTCAAAATCAAGACCCAATGGAAATTGATGACATGTGGTCAAATTATTGGTCAAAAAATAATAATCATATAAAAATACGTTACAAATGAAAACAACATTCGATAATAATATAAAAGATAAAAAGTTGAAACAAAAAATAATTAATTTGTTAGCAATTGAAAAAATTAAATATAGTTTAAATAATTTTAAAAATTGCTATACACAACATCAACCGAAATCGATTCAAAAATACTTTTCAAATGAATTAGAAAGAATTGATAAAGAATTAGATAAAATAAAATTTTAATAAAAAGTGGAGGTTTATAACTTTCTTTTCTGATACCACTATAAAAACTGTTGAACAAGTTTGAGATAAATGGTTAATGTGAGTTCGATTCTCACCTATCTCTCTAAATTAAAAATTATGAGTAATATATTAAATTGTGATGGAATATTTAAAAAATATGTCCAAGTAAGAAAATTAAATAAAAGTATGATAATACTTGCACTTGAAACTTTATTAGAACAAGTAAGAGATGCGGAAGATTATGATAGAATAGAAAAAGTTAATAAAGAATTAATAAAAGTAAAAAATACATTATGATAGTAAAAAGAAATGATTTTAGTAGATTAGTAATAAATGACTTTATGTCAGGTTATTTTCCTAATGGATATAAAAAATATCTAAATGGTAAATTCGTATGGGAATTAGAAAATGAGTTTGATGGTACAAAAGTTTGTTACATTAAAACTTCAATGGGTGAA